TGTCATAGTACCAATCAAACCCTTCACCGCCCAAAACATTACCGCTCAGATAGTCCAGATCATAGATCGCCTTAAACCCAGCATCCGCATGATCATCGCCATCCCGCCAATCCGAAAGCGGCATGTAATTGTCGATCCCGATAAAGTCGATGTTCGGATCGGCCCACAATGGATCAAGGTGGAAATACACGTTCCCATCCGTCTGATAACCGAAGTATTCCGTCCAATCGGCTGCATAGCTGATCTTGGTCTCTGGCCCCAAAATTCCGCGCACATCTGCCGCAAGCTGGCGCAAGGCTGCCACCGCTGGAAAGCTGTCAGCGGCCCCACGAATTTGGGTCAGCCCGCGCATTTCCGACCCGATGCAAAATGCGTCCACACCACCCGCTGCCGCACACAAATGCGCGTAATGCAGCACAAACCGGCGATAGCGCCAATCGGCAGGCCCGCTATAGCTGACCACGCCACCGACCACGGAAAAATCCGCAACCGCTGCCGAACCAAAGAAATCCGCAACCTCTACCTCTGCCGCCGCACTGCGGTCAGGGCTCGCGTCCCGGCCCGGTGCCGCCGACAGGGTGATCCGACCGCGCCATGGCAGTTTGGGCTGCGTCGACGCCTCTGAATAGGGGTCTGACCGCGTGTTGCCCTCCAGTTGATCCATCAGGATAAACGGGTAAAACATCACCTCTTGCCCGCCATCCCGCACCGCTTGGATTGACTCGATCACCGACGCATCCGACGGGGTGCCACCATAAATCGGGCGGCCCGCAACCTGCACAATCTCGGACGCCGCGCCGCGTACAATGCCGCCTGCTCGCCACGCCATGCCCGTCGCATCCTTGGTGTTTTGCTCAACCTTCGGTTCAACCAAACAGGTACCACAACGCAAATCATTGCCAAACCATGACACGATCAACGAAATCGACGTCACATTCGGCAATTCCCCCCGCAACTGCGCCAGGGATGTCGTGAAATCCGTCTTGCCCGAGGGCGAGTTCACATTGGCACTTTGCGCAAGCCCCGGCCCGTAATCGTAATGCAAAGGCGTGGTGGCCAGCGCGTATTCGCCCGTGCCGGGCATCATCGCAACCGACCGCACAGCGCGCGTCAAATCTGTCGTGGTGGCTGCATATTGGCCTTGTGCCGGGCGCACGACTTCAAATGTCATTTGTGGCACGCGGTTGCCAAAGCGTGAAATATCAAGGTCTTCGATCACCACATAGGCGATCCCGCGGTATGCAGGCGCATTGCCTACCCCCTCGACCGCCTCGATCTTGGGGTCGGGCAATTGGTCATCCGTCCCACGATAGACGCGCAGATTAATCGTGTCGGGGTCCAATTCTACCCCATCCGCCCAAATCCGGCCAATGGTCGAAATTTCGCCCTCGCACAGCGCCACGGCAAAGCTGACGGTATAGGAATAATTGGTCACCTTGGGTTTGGGTGCACCCTTCCCACCGCCTTGGGTGGAGGCGGTTTCTTCAAACTGCGTGGCCCAGATGATATGGCCCGCAGTGCGCATCCGCCCGAAGATCTGCGGAATGGCCGCCCCTTCGGACGCGCCGGTCAGCCGAAACCGTTCGATCCGGCCAGTTTCCACCGCCTCGGAACCCGATCCCATCAAACGCTGGTCAATCACGCGCCCCAAAGTGGCGCCCACAGCCCGGCCAATGACAGCACCCGACAGGCCCAAAACAGTGCCGCCAAAGCCCGCGCCAGCGGCGGCCCCTACGGCCGAAAGCAGAATCGTCGCCATTCACAGCACTCCTTACGGTAATTCAAACCGCGCAACCACGCGGCGCGCCCACGGCTCTGACAGCGGGCTTTCAATGACACCATGCCCCGTATAGGCATGGATAAAGCTGGCACGCGGGGCCATATCGCCGACAATGCCCAGATGTTTGGCCACGCTGCCCGTCCGCATGCGAAACAGCAAAATGTCGCCGGGTGCCTCGGCCCCAGCCGCCACAGGGCGCAACCACCGCTGGGCCGTGCGCAACAACACCTCGTCGCGCCCCGGCTCGGACCAATCGGCGGTATAGGCGGGCACGGGTTCAGGCTCTTTGCCCAACACGGCCCGCCACACCCCGCGCAGCAGGCCCAGACAGTCGGTGCCTGCCCCCTTGCAACTGGCTTGATGCACATAAGGCGTGCCAATCCAGGCCCGCGCCTCGGCCACAATCCGGGCTTGCGTACGCGTCATCGCACCAAGCTCCCGCCAGTGTTTGCTTGTGACGCGGTGGGATAGGACGTCAGCCAATCCTCGCCGGGAATATGGGGAAAACCACGAAAGTTCAGGAAGTTATCAAACTTGAACCGACAGGTTTCTCCACGTTTGTCACAACCCGCCTCCAGCCGCACCAAATCGCCGACCTCTAGGGCAGGCCCAATATTTTGCCACAGCTCAACCTTGCGCGTCTCTGTCCCGGTTCGGTCATTCTTGATGACCCCCACCACACCTATGGCAACACCCGACAACACGACCAAGCGGCCCTTTTCAAACCAACGGTCTTCAAATTCGGCCAGTCCGGCAAAGGCCAGCACACGGTTCTCCGTGATCGCCTCGACCGCCAACTCAACCGCAAACCCCGGCTGGGTCAGGTCAAACCCGCATTTCGCATCGCCCAAAACGGCTGGACAACTGCGTTGAAACGCGCGGCCCTGCGGTTGGTTCAACCCTTCGGTCAACCCGCGCAATTCCGCCTGAAACGCCCCAGCCACCCGCGTGATCTCACCGATGGTGCCCCGAAACGTCACAACGCGCTCGTCCGGATTGGCCCAGTTCACCTCCCACCCTGTCAGGGCCGCCGCATCGAACCGCCCCGCCAGAATATCGGCCTCGGTCACACCCAGATCGGACAAGGCACCCATCGCCTCGGTGTTGTCCACTGACAGTCCCGTCGTTTGCTGCAACGCCCGCGCCGTCATCCCAGAATTGGCCTTATAGACCTGCCCGCCAAAGGTCAGATCGATGTCATGATCGGTAAACCCAAACCAAACCCCGTCCTTGCGCACAATCTCCCATGCGCGGCAAACGGTTGTGATGCCGGTTTCCAAATGTGCGTACAGTCCCTCTGCGCGCCCCATCAAACCCGAAGCTCCAGCACAGGGACATTCGGCACATCGCCCGCCTTGAACGACGCAACCGAGGTTTGGATACGGTCCGTATCAAACCGCACGGGCACGTCAAATTCGAACCCTGCGGTAATGCGCACCCCAGGGTCGGGCGGCGTGGGAAAGGTAATCACGCCCGTCGTGATGTCTACCGAAAATTCCAGCGTCTCCACTTTGGGGTCGCCATCAATCGCCACCAAAACCGTGCCCAAAACGGGTTTCACAATCGGGCGGGTATAGCTTTGCTCACCCGACTGATAGGTTTTCGACAGCGTAAAATTCAACCGCTCGCCGTCACCCAGACCAATGGCCTGATCCAAAGCAGACGGCACCTTTGATGGCAAGCAGGATCTGAAATCAGACCAATCCTTCCAGCGAAAGCCAAACAACTGCCCGCGCCGTGCCTCGTAAAACGCGATCAGCGCCCCGACATCGTCCAAACTGCGCAGGCTGACCCCCGCGTCATAGCGCCTGCGCGAATGGGCCCAAGGCGTGTTGCGTTCTTCAAATCCGTTGGCCAGCGTCACAATCTCGGTGCGCCGCTCTGGCCCACCGACCGACCCAAAGCTCAGGTTCGCCGGAAACCGTATGTCATGAAATCCCATAATCCGCCCTTACCTATTCCGTTGCCCACGCCCCAAAGCGCGCGATGCCTGCGCCGCGATCTGGCTTTGCGACCGCTGAAATCCTGCGACATCGGGGGTAGAGATGTTCATCACCACCGTTACCGCACGCCCACCGCCGCCCGCTTGCACGCCCAACCGGCCATCGGCCCCACGCGCCAAAGGCATGATCGCCTCCGGCCCCGCCTCGCCCATCAGGCCCATCCCGCCGCGCATCGCGAAATTGGTCGGTTGCGCCACCACGCCGCCTTTGGCAAACGGCATCACCCGACCTTGGGAAAAGCTTGCCCCATCGGCAAAGGGCATCAATCCGCCCAACAGCGAATTCATGCCATTGGCCACCAGCCCACCAAGCGCGTTCTGAACCGGTTTCATCGCCACCGAATAGACCGTGTCCATCATAGTCTGCGCGACACCCTTCAGTGCATCCGACAGCTTCACCCCGTCAAACACCAAACCATCAAAGGCCCGGCGCAAGCCCCCACCAATGCTGGTGGACAGCGTGTTCACCTCGCGCCCCGTAAAGACCAAGCTTTCACGCATCCGCGACAGCTCGCCTTCAAATGCGCCAACCATGCCCCCGGCGCCGTCCAGCGACACCTCCAACGCGGCAATCTGATCTTCTAAACCTGAAATATCAGCCATCATGCGGCCCTTTCTTTACATCCGGAAAGGCACGCGCCAGCTCATCAAGGCGCGTGCGGGTCAAAGGGCCATTGCCCGCCTGTGCGCCCAGCTTGATGCGCAGCTCCACCGGGGTCAGCCGCCAAAACGCATCCGGCTGCATCCCCAATCCGTGCAGGCCCACCTGCATCAAGCTGGCCCAATCGATCCCTGTCATGTCTCGCCCGGCGTTGAAAACGCGCGTGCCAGCAGTTCTGCCGCCGCCCGTGCAGCCTCAATCAGGCCACCGCCAATTTCGACGGACCGCAGGTCGGCGGCTGACCCTTGCCAGCCACCGCCGCGCAAACCAGCCACCAGCAAGGCCAGCACATCACGGGTCGAAAACCGCCCCGTCTCGAACCGCTCCACCAACTCAATCAGCGATCCGGTTTCCAGCACGGCCTCCAACTCGGCCAGCGCCCCCAGCGTCAGC